CAGAGACGAAGTTCTGGTGTAAAGAGGTTGCTAAGATGACGGAGGGGCAGTGGCGTGTTTTTATGCACCGAATGTCTCAGGCACATAAGTATGGCATTGATCTTAAGCCAACAACGACATGTTGTTCTGTTCCGGCATACTCGTTTGAGCATCACAATATGAAGAAGCCAGAACTCGAAGACTGGCAGAAGCGTGTCATCACAGAGAAGGAGGAGCTTGATGTGAAGATAGGCAAGCTTGGCGACTTCATCCGGGGTGTTTATAGCCTAAAGTTCACTTCGCTTGGAACGGTGACTCGTGATGCAGTGCTTCGTGGTCGCGACTCAATGATTGATGAGGCCAAAATACTCGGTGAACGCATAGCAGAGTTTTAACCCATTTAACTAAACAACAAAAGGAGAACACAGATGAGTAACAAAACAGAAGTGACAGAAGGACGGATGACAATCGAGCAGTATGAAAAACACTGTCAGAATGTCACGGTGAAGGCAAACGCGATCAACATCAGAGAGGCTGAGGCCGGAGTGAAGTTTGCAAATATCGAACTTGAAAAAACCCGTCTCGAAAAAGACAAGATTGATGCTCGGATTGCACATGGCGTTTTTCTAAAAGATGATGAAGAGAAGAAGCTGGCAGCGGCTAAGGAGAAGGCCATTGCTGACACTCTTGCCGATAAGGACAAGTAGCAAGACCGGTGACTGAGCCTGCTGTATTACACGGCAGGCTCTTCTTTTAAGGCGCAGCACACAAACAGAGAGCGGTGACATCATGGTAGTAGAACAGGGATTTGGACCGAGGCTTGACAGGCTTCTTCCTCGTAGGCAGAGAACGGGAGGCCGAGAGAACCCATTCAGTATTCACGAAAAGGTTGAGTGGGATATCAAAGGCAAGAACCCCCGTACAGAGAGAGGTACTATCGAGATCATCGTTCCTCCTAATCAGAATCCGAAAAGGCTGATGACGCTCAGGTGGGGTACTAGCAGGGCTCTATCCACCAACAAGAAGTCTGTTGTTCCTTATTATACATACGTGGTTGAACAGAAGCGAGGGAACAAGCCTCTGTTTGTCCTGGTTGACATTAACCGGCTGAGGGCAGTGAAATGAGCGCTAACGACAGATTGATTAAGTACAACCCTTCAGCTACGGGACTGAAATTCCATGAAAGTCGGGCTCAGGTCAGAGCAGTAGCAGGTCCGATTGGATCTGGAAAAACCGTTATGTGCTGTATGCAGGTATGGTTTGAGATGGGTCTGATGCCACCGGATTCAAAAGGGGTGAGAAGAAGCGCATGGTGTTTCATACGTGATACTGAGGTCAATCTTAGAGACACGACCATGGTTACTTGGTTGAAGTGGTTCCCGGAAGACATCATATCGTTTGTTACGAGATCATCAGGCAACATGAAGATAGAAGTGAAGGCCGATCTTGCTGACGGCACCAGAATAGAGTCCACCATTCACTGTAAGCACCAGAGCACGCTTGCTGACATAGAGAACCTGAAGTCTCTTGAGCTTACAGGTGTGTACATCAACGAAGCCAACAAGACGCTCCTACAGGCTGTTATGATGGCATTGGGACGTACTGGTCGGTTTCCAGAGGTTGCTGACCTTGGAGGCGCACAATATAGAGTGTCAATGCTGATGGATACCAATATGCCTGATGACATGCACTGGTACTACAAGCTGGCAGAACAGGTCAAACCTGTAGGATGGGAGTTCTTCCTGCAACCACCGGCCATGTTCGGTGAAGAGGGTGCAGATGGCAAGATGCACTACACGGAGAACAAGGGTCAGAAGATAGCTGAAGGCATCATGCCTGCTGAGAACATTGAGAATCTTGGAGAGGGATGGAACTATTATAAGAAGCTACTTGCCGGTAACACCGATGACTGGATTAAGGTATTCATCTGCGCTCAGTACGGCACCATCACAACCGGAAAGCCTGTCTATTCAGCTGTCTATTCAGGATATTCAGATTTAAGACACTACGCCGACAAGAGCCTTGAGTTTGACATCAGCAAGACTTTGTTCCTGATGTTTGATTATGGATTGGACGTTTGTTGCATCATAGGACAGATGGGTTGGGGAGGCCAGGTCAGGATACTTGAAGAGGTCATTCCGATAGAGGCCATGGCTATTGAGAGGTTCTGGGATACGATATTGAGAGACAAGCTGGTTAATGACTACTCTTATGGAAGGGGAGCCTCGGTCTTTGCTGTTGGCGATCCGGCTGGCGAACAGAGGTCTCAGGTTGACGAGGACTCCCCCTTGTTATTCCTTCAAAGGAAGGGCTTGCCGATAATGAGTTGTCTGGTTTATAAGCCTAAAGACCGAATACCTTGTGTTGACCACTTCCTTCGTAAAACGGCTAACAAAGGAGAACCGGCATTCCTGTTGTCCAACAAATGCCCTATACTAAGGAAGGGCTTCTCTGGATGGTACTTCTATAAACGCTTGTCTCAGCATGTTGATGAGGTATTCTCTGGCGACCCATGCAAGAACAGTTTCTCTCATCCTCAAGATGCCCTTCAGTACGGCTGTCACGTAATGAAGAATCTCGACCAGTACGACACCGACTTCAGGGCTACTACAAATGAACAAGGAAGTGATAATGCAGGGTCAGTAGAGAGTCAGTCTGGTTACATGGATATAAATAGCGCTGGAATATAATTTGAAAATAATTAACATTTATGCTTGACATCTGTGCTTTGATGGGTTTTAATCCGCCGCGAAAGGGGATTATATGCCTGACAACTACACCATTAAAGAAGACCCTAAATCAAAAGATGAGCTTGCCAGGATTGAAGACCTCAAGCACATGGGACCATATTTAGACAATGGTTTTCAGGATGCCGTCAATCACAAGCGTGAATGCGGCCAGAGCCAGGAACTCATCGAATGTCTCTTTCAAACCACCGGCACGTACAACGATCACGACAGTGCGATAATCAAAAGAACAAACAGTCCCGTAATATATTACCCCCTCTCAGACGCTAAACGCAGGAATGCTGATGCGTGGATAACAGAGATATTCCTTAACGGTTCAAACCCTCCTTTCACGATGAAACCGACTCCGGTTCCCGACATATCACCTCAAGACTCTCAGAAGATAGCCATGGATGCTATTGCCGACTATAGAGAAATGATGGCGATGCAGTATATAGAACAGGGTTATCCACCTGAAATGGCCGAACAGCTTGTCTATGAAACCCCTCCTGACCCCGATATACTCACTCAGTATGTAATGTCAAGGCGTGATGAGATGGATAATCAGCGCATGGAGACCGCTACTACTAAGGTTGACCGGATGGCTGTCAAGTGTCAGGATCAGATGATAGAAGGCAACTGGATGAACGCCATGAGAGCCGTTGTTGACTGCTGCGCTACTTACGGAACAGGCATTTTAAAGGGTCCGATACGCAGAATGAGAACCGTTCCCCGCTTTGACAAGACTAACGGCATGAAGATAGAAGAGGTTGAGCGATACGAATGGGAGCATATCAGCCCACTCGACGCATATCCAGCCAAGGGAGCCATTGAGATTGGCGATGGCGACTTTTATCAGAAGATTAAATACACATCTAAAGAACTAGACGGCATGAGGGAACTTGGAGATGGATACTTTCCTATCAACATAGAACACCTGTGCAACAAGTATCCCAACGGTGGCCTTGTCCTTAATCTTGATATAGACTCAGAGCGCAAGAGGCTACAGAATGATGGCACTGCCAGAAGCTATACTGATTCCATGATTGAGGGTATTGAGTTCTGGGGCTACATGCGTGGGCCCATGCTTATTAATGAGATGATTACGACTTATGACGGCAAGGACATCGTAGAGAGCAAATACTATGAGGTCAATGCCATAGTAATTGACAAGATGCTTGTGTTCTGTGCAATCACCGACCCGAAACTAGGGCGTAATATATTCAAAGGTACGTTCTACAGGACTCAGGGTAGCTGGTGGGGCGATTCACCTATGAAGAAGATGAGAGACGTACAGCGTTCCTGCAACTCGGCTCTACGCTCAATGTGTACCAATATGGCGATGGCAAGCGGACCAATGGGAATGATTGGTGATGCAAAGAGAATACCGGCTTCATTCGATTACAAGATCAAGCCATGGAGTTTCATGGTATTCAAAGACCCTCTTCATCAAGGCAAGCCACCTGTACAGCTGTTCCAGGCAGCATCTAATTCGGCTGAGTTCAGGGCGATGATAGACGCATTCATCAAAGATGCTGATATCATTACAGGAATACCAGCCTACTCTCATGGAAGCGATATAGCGGCAGGCGCGGGCCGGACAGCAAGCGGGTTAGCAATGCTTATGGCTGCTGCGACAAGAGGATTGAAGAGCGTTGTCAACAGCATGAGCTACGATATACTTGTTCCTGCTATCAGGTATCAGTACCG